ATCAATTGTACTATTTTTGGTAGAGACCTCTCAATCCTTGCTGGCAAAGCAAAGGTGGTCATCAACCCATTGGCCAATCGCCAATAATGCATGGCTGTGTCCAAGAAAACGCCTCCAATCCCTGGTGGCGTTACCTCTGGAGCCCACTTCAACGTGTATCCGAAAGAATCGGCAACAGTTGTAAAAGTGGTTTTGAAAAGGGCAAGATGCTGCGTGTTTGAAAACCAAACCAATCCGTCATCACCGACTACTCTAAATTGGTAATCATAAGGCTTATCTTTACCCATCTTCTTCTGGGTAGCTTTATGCATAGCATAAGAAACCAAACAATTAACCATGGTAGTCCACAATTGTCCGGAGGGATTTCCACCACTCCTACAATGCAATTTGCCATAACCATCAACAATAGGCCCGTAAATAACCTGCTGCTCTATCCACGTAACTACGGAAGGATCTATCTCCTTCAACGCGTCAAAAATCTCGTGTAGTATCAAAGCAGGAGTATTACGATCCATTGCTGATATGTCATAACCAATTGAATGAAATGCTCTTTCGTTGGCACCTATCACAGAATGGTAATCACCTGGAGTCATTCCAACTGCGTGAAATTCAGGAACATTCTTCTTGATTTCATTCTCAACATGTCTCAGGAACCGTAGCATAATCATATGCAAACGCACATCTGAAGACTGTATAGTACGAAACCGATCGTCTCTGATTTTCTCCAAGGTGTACTTGTCCAACTTAGAAAAGGCTGCAAAGAAACTCATATTGACAGAGCGACCTGCTCTGATATTAGAAACTGTTTCTTCCAGGTACTGTACAAATGACGTCTCACCGAATCTTTCGAGAAAAGTCTTGTAGTTGCCGTATATATAATACGGCTCACCACACGACTTATTCGGATCTTTCATTCGTAAGCAATCTTCCCATGGCACCCTCAAATGGCCGCCCGTGGTAACAACTACTGAGTCTTTAACGACTGCTGGTGCTGTTACAAATGAGTCTTTAATGATTGCTTTCATACACTCGATTCCATACCGGATATCTTCATCAACACACAACCCTGGCACGGAAGAAAAATGGGAAATCTCTCTCGCCAATTCTTCTGGACCTCCAATGCCATAAACATGTGATACAATCCACTTTAAAGTCTTAGGATCATAGATATAAGGATATAACTTCTGTTCCGTAGGATCTTTAAGAGGGTATACACCCAAATCATGTATCACATCCTCCTCATCCACGTTGTACTTCATACTCCGCAACAACCCCTCGAGGAGGTCTGGGTCGTCGCGGCAACTTCAATCAAGCTTAAGGTTAAAACACGCTATGGGCGTGCTCAACACTTTTGCTGGATCAGTAACGCACAACAATGCGGTGTTGTTCTTCTTCGGAACACCGCCATCATGGTAGCCATAAAATTGAGCACTGTTTCCGGCTGCATTCACAATGAACACCATGGAACCAGATGCTCCTCGACCTCTCTCGTCGATGGCTACATCATTCTGGAAACAAACACTCGCATCGTGGACCAAATAATCCACTCCGGCAGATATAATCTTGCCTCTGGAATACAAAGTTGTCCCATGAATAGAAGAAGTTGTCACAATCACTTCGGCGTCAACTTTGACCTTGACGTCGTTGTATCTAGGCGCTCTTGAAAGTGTAAACCGATGTATATACTTGTCAAAATCCTTGGCTTGTACTATACATGGAATACAACAATGTTTCTCATTAGTTCCATAAAAGAACGGACTACGTGCTTGCACACTAATCCTCGTGTTCGGGGCTACCAACAGCTCCACTTCACG